CACGCGGTGATCGCGTTCTTCGAGGAGCGGCGCGGGCGGCTCACCGGATTCAGGTTCAAGGATCACGCCGACTTCCGCTCATGCCCGCCGCTGCAAACGCCGCAGCCGACCGACCAGCTCATCGCCATCGGCGACGGCGCGGCGCGCGTCTTCCAGCTCGTCAAGCGCTACGGCACGGGCGCGTCCGCCTTCGCACGGACGATCGCCAAGCCAGTGGCCGGGACGGTGCGGGTGGCGGTGGCGGGAGTTGAGGCGGCGGGCTCGGCGTTTTCCGTGAACGCCACGACAGGGGTGGTGACCTTCGCGGCGGTCGCGACGCCGCCGGCCGGTGCGCCGGTGACGGCGGGTTTCGAGTTCGACGTGCCGGTCCGCTTCGACACCGACCGGCTGACCGTCGACCTCGCGGCGTTTCGCGCCGGCGACATCCCCTCGATCCCGCTGGTGGAGATCCGGCTGTGAGGGCGGTGGACCCGGCGCTCCAGGCGGAGCTCGATTCCGGCGCGACCACGCTGTGCCTGTGCTGGAAGCTGACGCGGCGCGACGGCGTGACGCTGGGCTTCACCGACCACGACCGGCCGCTGGCGTTCGCCGGCGTCACCTACGCCGCCGCCGCCGGATTTTCGGCGAGCGAGGCGCAGTCGGCGCTCGGGCTTTCGGTGGACAACCAGGAGATCGAGGGCGCGCTCTCCGCCGACACCCTCGACGAGGCGGCGCTCGACCAGGGCGCGTTCGACGGCGCGGAGATCGAGGTGTGGCTGGTGGACTGGCGCGACCCGTTGCGCCGGCATCTGTTGCGCGCCGCGCACCTGGGCGAAGTGCGCCGCGAGGGGGCCCGCTTCGCGGCGGAACTGCGCGGGCTGACGCATGCGCTCAATCAGGAGCGCGGGCGGATTTTCCAGCCCGGCTGCGACGCGGTGGTGGGCGATCACCGCTGCCGTGTCAACCTTGCGTCAGCGCAGTATCGCGGCGAGGGGGTGGTGCGGGCGGGCAGCGCCGGCGCCGCCATCGCCGCCGACGGGCTTGGCGCGTTCGCCGCCGGATGGTTCGCCGGCGGACGATTGACGGTGACGGACGGCGCCGCCCCGGGCCGCGCGTTCGAGGTGCGGGCGCACCGTATCGACCCGGCCCAGGGCTTCGCGCTGCTCGACCTGTGGACGCCGGCCTCCGGCGCGCTCTTGCCCGGCGTCCGCTTCGCCGTGACGGCGGGCTGCGACCGGCGGCTTCAGACGTGCCGGGAGAAGTTTTCCAACGCCGCGAACTTTCGCGGTTTCCCGCACATGCCCGGCAACGACCGGCTGCTGTGGTATCCCCGGAGCGGCCGGTGAGCGCGCCCTCCGACGCCGCGTTGCGCGCCCGCATCGTCGAGGCCGCGCTCTCCTGGCGCGGCACGCCGTACCGGCATCAGGCCTCGCTCAAGGGCGTGGGCTGCGATTGCCTCGGCCTGCTGCGCGGGGTGTGGCGCGAGGTGATCGGCCCGGAGCCGGAGACGCCCGAACCCTATCCGATGGCCGAGGCGGCGCTCGACGGCGAGGAACGGCTGCTCGCCGCGGCGCTGCGGCATCTGGTTCCGGTCGATACGGCGCGGGCGGGCGACGTGCTGGTGTTCCGCTGGCGCGACCATCTGCCGGCGCGGCATTGCGCCATCGTGGTGGACGGCGCCCGCATGGTTCACGCCCAGGACGGCGCGGCGGTGTGCGCCGTGGCGATTTCGCCCTGGTGGCGCCGGCATATCGCGGGCGCGTTCGCGCTTCCTCATCCGTATACGGAGCGTTGAGATGGCGACGGTGGTGTTGCAGACGGCGGGCGCGGCGCTGGGGGCTGCGCTCGGCGGCCCCATCGGCGCGGCGGTCGGGCGCGCGGCGGGCGCGATCGCCGGAAGCATCGTCGACCGGGCGCTGTTTGCGCCGACGCGGACAGTGGAGGGGCCGCGGCTCGACGATCTGCGCGTCATGGGCTCGACCGAGGGGGCGGGTTTGCCGCGTCTCTACGGGCGGGCGCGGCTGCCGGGACAGCTGATCTGGGCGCTGCCCATCGAGGAGCAGGTGCAACGCCGCAACGAGGGCGGGGGCGTCAAGGGCGGCGGCGGCGGCGGCGTGACCGTGACCGAGTACAGCTACTTCGCCAGCTTCGCGCTGGCGCTGTGCGAGGGCGAGGTGAGCCGTATCGGCCGCATCTGGGCCGACGGGCAGGACCTCGACCCGGCGTCGGCGACGTTCCGCCTCCACCCCGGCGACGAGACCCAGGCGCCCGACAGCCTGATCGTGGCGCACGAGGGCGAGGCGAACGCGCCCGCCTATCGCGGCACGGCGTATGTGGTGTTCGAGCGCCTCGCGCTCGGCCCCTTCGGCAACCGGCTGCCGCAGCTCTCCTTCGAGGTGGTGCGGCCGGTGCGCGAGAACCAGCCGCCGATCCGCTCCGTCTGCGTGATCCCGGGCGCGACCGAGTTCGGTTACGACCCGCGCCGCGTGACGCGCAACGCCGGGTGGGGCGAATGGGAGCCGGAAAACGCGCACCAGTCTTCGCGCGTCGCCGACTGGAGCGTGTCGATGGACCAGCTTCAGGCGGAGCTGCCGGACGTCGAGCACGTCTCGCTGGTGACCGCCTGGTTCGGCGACGATCTGCGCTGCGGCTCCTGCACGGTGCGCCCCGGCGTGGACCGCAGCAGCAAGCAGACGCGACCCCTCACCTGGTCGGCCGGCGGCGCGGGCCGGGCGCAGGCGCGCGCGGTGAGCCTGATCGACGGGCGGGCGGCCTATGGCGGCACGCCCTCCGACGCGTCCGTGGTGGCGGCGATCCGCAACCTTGCGGCGCGCGGCCTCAAGGTGACGTTCTACCCGTTCCTGATGATGGACATCGCCGCCGGCAACACCCTGCCCGACCCCTACGGCGGGCCGCGGCAGGCGGCCTACCCGTGGCGCGGGCGCATCACCGGCGCGGTTGCGCCGGGGCGGCCCGGCACGCCGGACCTGACGGCGGCGGCGGAGACGCAGGCGCGCGCCTTCTTCGGGTCGGCCGAGCCGCACCACTTCGCCATCGAGGGCGACGAGGTGCGCTACAACGGACCTGCCGAGTGGCGATACCGGCGGATGATCCTGCACTACGCGCACCTGTGCAAGGCGGCGGGCGGCGTCGAGTCGTTTCTGATCGGCTCGGAGATGGCGGCGCTCACCAGCTTGCGCTCGGCGCGCGGCGTCTACCCGGCGGTGGCGGAGCTGGTGCGGCTGGCGGCCGACGTGAAGGCGATCCTGCCCCAGGCGAAGATTTCCTACGCCGCCGACTGGACGGAGTGGCGGGGTCATCAGCCTCAGGACGGTTCCGGCGACTACGCCTTCCATCTCGATCCGCTGTGGGCCTCGCCGGCGGTCTCGTATGTGGGGATCGACAGCTACATGCCCTCCGCCGACTGGCGCGACGGGACAGGCCACGCCGACGCCGCATGGGGATCGATCCATGCGCCGGGCTATCTCGAAGCCAACATGACGCGCGGCGAGGGCTACGACTGGTACTACGCCGACGCCGCCGGGCGCGCCGCGCAACAGCGCCTGCCGATCACCGACGGCGCGCACGGCAAGCCGTGGGTGTTCCGCTTCAAGGACATCGCCGGGTGGTGGGCCAACGCGCACGTAAACCGGATGGGCGGCGTGGAGCAGGGGCCCCCGACGGCGTGGGTCGCGCAGTCCAAGCCGATCCTGTTCACCGAAGCGGGATGCGCGGCGCTCGACAAGGGCGCGAACCAGCCGAACGCCTTCCTCGACCCGAAGTCGGCGGAAAGCCGGCTCGCCTGGTTCTCGACCGGGGCGCGCGACGACCTGATGCAGCGGCGCTTCCTCGAGGCGTTCCACGCCGTGTGGGCGGGCCCCGGCGTCCCGCAGTCGTCCGTTTATGGCGGGCCGATGGTGGACCCGGCGCGCATTTCGGTGTGGGCGTGGGACGCGCGGCCCTATCCGGCGTTCCCGGAGATGACCGGCGTTTGGGGCGACTGCGCCAACTGGGCGCGCGGACACTGGCTGAACGGGCGGGCGGGCCAGCCCGGCCTTGCGGGGTTGGTGGCGGAGATTCTGAAGGCCCAGGGCTTCATACGCTTCGACGTGAGCGGCCTCACCGGCGTGCTCGACGGTTTCGTGATCGACCGGCCGATGGCGGCTCGTGGCGCGCTGGAGCAGCTGATGGCGGCGTTCGCTTTCGATGCCGTGGAAAGCGGCGGCCTCCTGAAGTTCCGGCGCCGCTCCACGGGACCCGTGGTGGCGCTCGGCGAGGGCGACCTCGCGGAGGCGGGCCTCGTGGAGGGGGGCGAGGACCGCCCGCTCGCCACGATGACGCGCGCCCACGACAGCGACCTCCCGGTGGCGGCGCGGATCGGCTTCATCGATCCTGCCGGGGCGTTCCGCGTTTCGGCGGTGGAGGCCCGCCACAACGGAGCGAGCCTGGCGAGCCGCCGCGAGACGGGCATCGCCACGGCCTGCGTGATGGCGTCTTCGCTCGCCGAACAGCGCGCGGGCGTGATGCTGCGCGAGGCGATCGCCGGGCGCGAGACCGTGGCGTTCGCGCTGCCGCCGTCGCGGCTGGCGCTGGAGCCGGGCGATGCGGTGACCCTGACGCTCAACGGGCGGGCGCGCGCCTGGCGGATCGAGGAGACGGCCGAACGCGGATACCGCGCGGTGCTGGCGCGCGCGCACGAACCGTCCGTGTACGCAACGACGGATGCGCCCGACCGCGCCGCCCGCAGCGAGCCCGCTCTTGCGGCGGGCGAACCGGCGCTGCTCGTGCTCGACCTTCCCGACCTCGGCGGACCGGCAGGGAGTGCGCCGCGCGTGGCGGCGGCGGTGCGGCCGTGGCCGGGCGCGCTCGCGGCGCTGGTCGAGATCGGCGCAGGCGGGCCGCAGTCGCTGCGCCTCGACGCGCCGGCGACGATGGGCGCCCTGACCGCGCCGCTTGCGCCGGGGCCGCCCAACCGCTTCGACCGGGGCGCACGGCTGACGGTGACGCTGGTTTCGGGCGGGCTCGAAAGCGTCAGCGAGCGGGCGCTGCTCGACGGGGCGAACCTCGCCGCCGTCGGCACGATGGAAACCGGCTTCGAGCTGATCCAGT